GGCGTTGAAGGAAACGCTAGCCAGCGTAGGAACGGAACGGGACGCTGGAATCCTGCGCAGGGGTTCCTCGTGCGTGGGCAACGGCAGCGCGAAAGCGTCGGCACCCTGGTTGCACCGATCCAAGCCGGAATCAAGCCCGGCCGCCCCTCTTCCGAGCCGACTAGCCAAGGAGGTGACGAAGACACAGAAGACACCACACACCCTGCGGACGCGACGACCGGGCCGGGCGTGCAGGCTGGCGCCCGGCCCGCTTTCGGATGTCTGCGGTGATTGGCCCCGACCTGGCCCGCGAACTGTCCGGCGACGACGCGGAGCCCGGGGCTGCGTTCAAGGGAATCGCGTTCGGCTGCGCGCTCGATCTGGCGGTGGCGCTCGTGGCCCTGGCGCTGCTGGCGTGGTGGTGGGGGCTCCGTGCCCTGTAACCGCGTCCCGTTGGAGGGCGGAGGTGTCGCCATCGTCTGCACCGCTCCGGGCTTCTCGCGGCGCCGGATGCACTGCGGCTACTGCGATGCGATCCGACGCTTCGCCTACCGCGAGGTGTTCGGAGGCTACGGTTCGGATGCGATCTGCGGCTGGTGCGGCACGACATGGTGCGATGGGGAGCGGCATCCGGACCGGCTCTCCGATTCGCAGCGGCAGACGAACCGCGAGCGCGTGGCCGAAGTCTGGAGGAACCGATGAAGCGCCGGAAGCCCCGCCGCGTCGTCCTCGGCGTCGGCTGGCTGTACGCCCAGCTCGGCAGCCCGACGTGGATCTCCCTGCGCGGAGAGGATCCGAAAGCGCTGGCGCTGGCAACGCAATGGCAAATCAGCCAGGTCCGGCTGCGGGTCAAGGGGACGAACCTCCGCAAGATCCGGCTGGTCGCCGAGGTGCTCGATTGATGGCCTCCTCCGATGCCTCCGTGACGTGTTACACGGATAGCCGGGGGCTGTGCGACGAATGCCACGTCCGACCGCGCGCGCGTCGTCCTGGGGCGAAATTCTGCTCTAATGGCTGCCGGTACGCGCACGCCAACAAAGCGAACCCGGTGCGCCGGCAGGGGACGCTGAGCTTTCAGCCGCCCGCTGTGGCCCTGATCCCGCTCGCGGTGCCCCCGCACGACCCCGGGAAGCGGGAGGCCCTGAAGCGGGCGGCGCGCCACATCCTGGCGCTGCTCGGGGACGGCCAGGCGCACACCCGCCACGAGCTGGCCCGGGTCGGGGGGAATCGCTACATCGCGCGCTTGGCCGAGATCCGGGCGGCGCTGGACGGGCGCGCGGTGGTGGTGGGGCCGCGGGCACACCGGGGGTGCCGGGAGGTGGAGCCGATGAGGGACGGGTGCGAGTGCTACCGGCTGGAGTGGCGCGCATGAGCGCCTACGCGGAGTTCCTCGCGGGCAAGTCTCAGGTAGGCGACGGCCACGGATTCGAGCCGCTGTGGGTCCCCGACTTCCTGTTCCCGTTTCAGCTGGCGATGTTCGAGTGGGTCATCCGCCAGGGCCGCGGCGCCCTGTTCGCGGACTGCGGGCTCGGCAAGACCCCCATGCAACTCGTCTGGGCCGAGAACGTGGTGAGGCAGACGAACCGCTCTGTGCTGATCCTGACGCCGCTTGCGGTTGCGCAGCAGACGGTACGCGAGGCGGACAAGTTCGGAATCGAGTGCCGTCGCTCGTCTGGCACGCTAGAGCCCGGGGCACACACGGTCGTCACGAACTACGAGAAGCTCCACCACTTCAACCCGGATGACTTCGGCGGCGTGGTGTGCGACGAGTCGAGCGCCATCAAGGCATTTGACGGGAAGCGGCGCGCCGAGGTGACGGAGTTCATGCGGACGGTGCCGTATCGGCTGCTCTGTACTGCGACGGCGGCGCCGAACGACTACATCGAGCTCGGAACGGCGAGCGAGGCCTTGGGCGAGATGGGCCAGATGGACATGCTCGGGCGGTTCTTCCGGAACGACCAGAACAACACCGCCATGAAGGCAGCCTACCGGACCACCGGCGGTGGTCCGGTCAAGTGGCGATTCAAGGGCCACGCCGAGCAGGCGTTCTGGAAATGGGTGTGCTCGTGGGCTCGCGCCTGCCGCAAGCCGAGCGACCTCGGGTTTGACGACTCCGGTTTCGCCCTCCCGAAACTGACCGAGCGCGAGCACGTCGTCGAGACGCGCACGGCCGCGCCGGGGATGCTGTTTGCTCTCCCGGCTTCGAACATGTGGGAGGAGCGCGAGGAGCGGCGTCGCACGCTGAGCGAACGTTGTGAGATGGCTGCGGCTCTCGTGGCCGACACGAAGCAACCGGCCGTCGTCTGGTGCCACCTCAACGCCGAGGGCGAGCGGCTCGCCACTCTCATCAAGGATGGCCGGGAGGTGAGCGGCGCCGATTCCGACGAGAAGAAGGAAGAAGCCTACGAGGCGTTCGCTTCGGGGCAGCTCCGCGTGCTCGTCATCAAACCGAAGATCGGAGCTTGGGGTCTCAACTGGCAGCACTGCGCCCACGTCGTGACCTTCGCCTCGCACAGCTACGAGCAGTACTACCAGGCGGTGCGCCGGTGCTGGCGCTTCGGACAGACGCGGCCCGTGACGGTAGACCTCGTGGCGACTGAGGGCGAGCGCGGCGTCAAGGACAACCTGCGCCGGAAGAGCGAAGCGGCCGACCGGATGTTCTCGGAGTTGGTCGCGCACATGAACGATGCGATGCGGCTAGACCGAGGCGCGCGCTACGAGAAACAGGTGGGGGTGCCGGCGTGGCTGTAGCGGATCAGGTCATCACGGACAAGTACGCGATCTACAACGGGGACTGCATGGAAGTGATGGCGGCGCTCCGCGAAGGAAGCGTTCACTTGTCGGTCTACTCACCGCCGTTCGCTGGCCTGTACCACTACAGCAGCAGCGAGCGCGACCTGTCGAACAGCCGGGACTACACCGAGTTCTTCAAACACTACGAGTTTGTCGTCCGTGAGTTGTTCCGGCTCACGATGCCGGGGCGGATGACGGCGGTTCACTGCATGGACATTCCTCGGAGCAACACCGGGCGCGGCGACAGCCTGTCTGACTTCCCTGGCGACATCATCCGGATGCACGAGGCGCTCGGCTTCCACTACGTGGCGCGCTACCACGTGTGGAAAGAACCGCTCACGGTTCGGAACCGGACGATGACGAAGGCGCTCGCCCACAAGAGCATCGTGGACGACTCGTCGCGCTGCACGGTGGCGAGCGCGGACTACCTACTCGTGTTCCGCCGCAAGGGCGAGAACCCCGTCCCGATCGCGCACCCGACCGGACTGACCGAGTACGCAGGCGAGCGCCAGCCTCCGTCAGAGCTGCTCCCCTACAAAGCCTGGAAGGGCAAGCAGACCGAGAACCGCTACTCGCACTGGATCTGGAGGCAGTACGCCTCAAGTTTCTGGGACGACGTGCGCCTCGACCGCGTGCTGCCCTACAAGCCGGCGCGGGACGCTGAGGACGAGAAGCACGTCCACCCCCTGCAACTCGACGTGATCGACCGCGTGCTCGTGCTCTGGTCGAACCCAGGGGAGACGGTGTTGACTCCGTTCATGGGTGTCGGCTCCGAGGTCTACGGTGCCGTGATGGCCGGGCGTAAGGGGGTCGGGTGCGAGTTGAAGGCGAGTTACTACCGGCAGGCTGTGAAGAATCTGGCCGAGGTGGGCAAGCAAGTCGAGCAGCAGAAGTTTGGCCCGCTCTATGCCCACGAGGACACCGCGTGATCCCGAGCACCGGAGCCTGCTACACGATGCGCGAGATCGAGCCGGGCCTCTACGAGTACGTGATCGGCGCCTGCGAGGACTTGCCGTGAAGCCTCGCCTGCCGCGCGCCCGGACGAACGCCCGCCACTTCGTGATCTCCGGTGTGGACATCGGCGACGGGAAGCGCCGCCTCATCCGGCTCACGATCGACAAGGAGGGGATCGAGGTCCGCGTCAGCCACTCCCGGAAGCTGCGCTGGTTCCTCCCGCTCCGTGAGTCGGTGGGCCTGCTGGCGCGGCGCGCGCAGGTCCGCGAGGCAGAGCGGCGGATGCTGGGGCCGGCGTCGTGAGGGCGGCCTGGTGGTGGATCGACCGCTGGCGCAAGAGCACCGCCTACACCGACATGACCCTCGCCGAGCAGGGAGCCTACAGGAACCTCCTGGACGAGCTGTGGCTGCGCGGTGGCCTTCTCCCTGACGACGACCGAGTGCTCGCCAAGGTGAGCGGCGACGCCCTCGAGTGGCCCAAGGTCCGGGCCAAGGTCATGGCGCGCTTTCAGCGGACGCCCGAGGGCTGGCGGAACGAGACGCACGACGAGGTGGTGCGCGGGTCTGGGCGACAGGCCGAGAAGGGGCAGAGGCGGGCCGCTGCAGCACCTCGTTCGGGTGGCCGGTTCACAAGCCGCGCGCCAGCCGGAGTACCAGCCGAACCACCAGCCGGCCACCAGCCGAATGACCAGCCGAATGACCAGCCGCTCAACCAGCCGGAGGCACCAGCCGCGCACCAGCCTCCGTCTCCGTCTCCGTCTCCTACGGATAAC